CGTAACTACAACTGCAAGTTCTACAATTGATGGACAGTCTGTATCATTTTCATTTGAGGAGAACAGTAACTACTTGCAGGTTCCTCCAGAAGTTTTAGGTATAACGAAGATATATCACTTTGATGGTTCTAATACAACCACCAACAATATGTTCAGTATTAAGTATCAGTTATTCTTGAATGATATTTACTACTTTGGATCAACAGAAATTTTAACTTATGCAATGACGAAAAGATATCTTGAGGATATCGACTTTGCATTAACAACACAGAAGCAGATTAGATTTAATATAAGGCAAGATAGACTTTATTTGGACATTGACTGGGCCAGCGTCAGTGTAGATGATTATTTGGTTATTGATTGTTATAGATTACTTAATCCTAATGACTTTCCAAGAGTTTACAATGATGGTTTCTTAAAGCGTTATCTGACAGCACTGATTAAGAGACAGTGGGGACAAAATCTAATTAAGTTCCAGGGAGTCAAACTTCCAGGTGGCATTGAGCTTAATGGTAGACAGATATATGATGATGCAGAGAAAGAACTAGATAAGATTAGAGAGGTAATGTCGAGTACCTACGAACTACCCCCACTTGACATGATAGGCTGATGGTTTTAAATCCTTTCTTCACTCAAGGTACTTCTTCCGAACAGAATCTTGTTCAGGATCTGATCAACGAACAGTTGAGGATGTATGGTGTTGACATATACTACATCCCAAGAAAATACATGACAGAGAAGACTGTCATTAGAGAAGTTGTTCAGTCTAAATTTGATGAAGCTCTACCTATAGAAGCATATGTAGATAATTATGATGCATATTCTGGAGCAGGAGATGTATTATCTAAATTTGGTATTGAGTCAAAAGATGAAGTAAGACTTATTATATCGAGAGAAAGATACGAAAATTATATCACTCCATTGATTCAAGGAAAGGCAAATGTAAAACTTTCCACTAGACCTAAGGGTGGAGACTTAATTTGGTTTCCTTTAGATGATCGTCTTTATGAAATTAAAGATATTGAATATGCGAAACCATATTATCAATTACAAAGTCTCTATGTTTATGAACTGTATTGTGAACTCTTCCAGTATCAAGATGAGGTAATTGCAACAGGGATAGAAGATATTGATAATGAGTTACTAGGTGATGAGTCTGATGGGGTAACTGATGACGGTATTAGCACCATTCAGGGAGTTACTCAAACACTTACTATGGTCGGAAATGCAGTTAGTGCATCTGCAGTTTCTGGAATTGTAGTTGGTGGAGTAAGAAAGTTTACTATCAGTAATAGAGGTGGTGGATATGGAATGGTTCCTACAGTTGAAGTATCTGCGGCTCCATCGTCAGGAGTAACAGCATCTGGAATTGCAACAATGATTGGTGGCATTAATGTTTGCAATCTTAATGCAAATCCAAGACTTCAATCTGTTCAGAGAGTTGATATTGTAAATGCAGGATCAGGATACACAGTTGCACCATCAGTGACTTTTAGTACCACTGATGGCACTGGTTCTGGAGCAGCTGCAACTGCATCTCTTAGTGAAGTTGGAGGTGTTGGTATAGTAACTCTGTCAAATGCTGGTGGAGGATTTGTTGAAGCACCAACGGTAACTTTCTCAACACCAAAGCATGTTGGAGCAGCAGCAACAGCAATTTTAGAATCTCCAATGGTTTCTGCAGGTGTAAGTGTAACTTCTGCTCCTATTAGTATTGGTGCATCTTCATATCTGTTCCCCGGTGGAACGACTGGTGGTGTATTCTATAAACAAGCACCAACAGTTACATTCTCCTTACCAACAGGAACTGGAAATAATGCTGAAGCAACAGCAACTCTTGATGATATTAATCTGACAGGAGGAACAATATCTGCTCTTGGATTGACGACAGGAGGCAGATTCTACACTAGTGTTCCAACAGTAACCATATCATCTCCAGGAGTTAGTTTTGCTAGTGCAACAGTTGGACTTGCTGGTAGCAGTATCGATGCTGGTTCTGTTGCCTTTACAACAACTGGTAGAGCATATACAACTGCACCTACAGTTACAATTGGAACTGGAATAGGAACAATAACTCCACTTGAAACTGCAGTTGGTGTTGCAACAATACACCCTATTACTGGTATTGTTACTGCTGTTTCTTTCAATGTCTCCGATCCATGGGCAGTTGGAACAGGAGCAACAATTGGTGCAGGATATACAGTTACACCTACAATTTCCTTCTCTGGTTCTACCGCAGCAACAACAGCAACTGCAACGGTCACAATTGATGTTGATGGTTCAGTAGATTCTATTAGTATAGGTAATAGTGGATTCGGATATGCATCTACTCCAACTGTCTTTATTGCTTCTCCTGGAGGAGCAAATGAAGCGTTTAGAGCAACTGGTATTACAACAATTAGATTTAATTCAGTTAATACTACGGGAACTATTGGTACAGGAGCGACAATTATCACAGGTGTTACCACAACAAATATTCTCGTTGGAGATAGAGTAAGACTTGGTGTTGGTTATAGTGATACTTATAATTTCATACCAACAGATACTTTTGTCACCTCTATTGGATCTGGCAGTGTTACTTTAAATCAGGCTTCAACAAATGTGGGGATCGCCACATCAGCATTTGAATTTGGTATTGATCAATGTGGTATTGTCACTGGAATCATAATCACTTATGGCGGTGGAGGATACTTGACACCTCCTGTAGTTTCTATATCTAACACTGTAGGAGATAAAAACTATATTGATCAAGTTGTTGGAGTAGCTACTGCTACTGGAGTTTCTGTTATTAGTACAGCAGGAACAATTACTAGTATTAATATTACTGATAGTGGGAACAAATACATACTCCCACCAGATATTACTATCTCCGATCCATCCTCAACTTCTAGTGGAGACTTTATTTTCAACGAAATTATTACTGGAGCTACAACTGGAGTGACTGCAAGAGTAAGATCGTGGAACTCTACAACTAATGTACTTGAAATCTCCTCTGTCTCTGGTTCATTCTCTTTGGGAGAGACTCTTACTGGAGCGACTTCGGGTGCAACTAGAGTTCTGAGATTGATTGACAAAACTACCAATAATGACCCATATGCAGACAACTTTGATATTGAAACGGCTGCTGATGCAATATTAGACTTCAGCGAGCAGAATCCTTTTGGAATACCCTAAATAGTTTTACTGCAGGTAATAGTCTAAAGTTTAATCATGTTTGAATACTTTTACAACGAGATTCTGAGAAAAACCATTATCGGTTTTGGAACTCTGTTTAATGCTATGGAGATCCAACAAGAAGGTTCCGTTGTGAGAATTCCTTTGGCATATGGTCCTACTCAAAAGTTCTTAGCAAGAATTGAGCAGTCACCAGACCTGAATAAACCCATGGCAATCACATTGCCAAGAATGTCCTTTGAGTTTACTGGACTTACTTACGATCCCAGCAGAAAAGTAACTACCACTCAGACATTCATCGCAAAAGACAAAGATGATGGAACTGAGACACGTAAATCATATATGCCAGTTCCTTATAACATGGCATTTGAGTTAAGCATCTATACTAAATTAAATGATGATGCACTCCAAATTGTAGAGCAAATCTTACCATATTTTCAACCATCATATAATCTTTCTATTGAACTGGTTGATCAAATTAAAGAGAAAAGAGATGTTCCCATTGTGCTAGAAAGTGTCACAATGCAAGATGATTATGAGGGAGACTTTACTACTAGAAGAGTCTTATATTACACTTTAAGATTTACCGCAAAGACATATCTGTTTGGTCCTACCAAGTCTGCATCCAAGGATATCATCAAGAGGTCTACTGTCAGTTACCTTACTGGAACAGATACCACCAATACAAGGAGAGAGGTTACTTATTCCGCTACCGCAAGAGCACTCAAGTCTTACACAGACAATGTTGTCACTACATTGGCAGCAGACATTAGTGCAACAGCAAAAACCTTTGAAGTTGCAGATGCCACTGGAATCAAAGCAGATAAGTATATCTTCATTGGAGATGAAGAATTATTTGTTAGATCTAAAACTGGTAATAAAATTACGGTTGATAGAGGAAGAGATAATACAAAGGCAGAGAAGCATGTTGCTGGTGCAGAAGTCAAAGGAATTGACTATACAGAGACAACTCTGCCAAGTGTAGGTACAATCGGAGTAGACAGTGCTCTAATTGAACCAGGTGATAACTTTGGATTTGATGGTGGGTTTATTTGATGACTAAAAATTTTGACGAATTAAATGACACCTTTAATGTTTCTGATGAAATTGTAAAGGCTGAAGTTGTTAAAAAAGAGTTGGATAATGTAAAACCTAGTTCAGATGATGTAAAAAAGGATTATGAGTACACCAGAGGGAATCTATATAGTATAATTGAAAAAGGTCAAGAGGCACTGAATGGAGTCCTTGAACTTGCTCAAGAAAGTGAAATGCCTAGAGCATATGAAGTTGCAGGACAGTTAATTAAGAATGTTGCTGATGCAACGGATAAATTATTAGACCTGCAGAAGAAACTTAAAGAGGTAGAAGAAGAGAAACAATCCAAAGGACCATCAACTGTCAACAATGCATTGTTTGTTGGGTCTACTGCAGAACTAGCAAAGATGCTCAAACATGGATTGAAAGAGGACAATAAATAATAAAATACAGGAGATATATTAACAGTGGCATTAAAGAAGCCTTCAGATTTTTTTGGAAATACTAAAAAAACTCCTCTTGATGAAGTAAAAGAGGAGTATATTGCTGCGTCTCCAGAAAAGATTGAACAGGTTTCAGAAGCATTTGATTCGTTCAAAGTAAATTTAAATTATATTCAATCATTATCTGATTTTACTTCCACCTTTGATAGTTTCAGAGAAAACTTAGAAAAGGTAGAGAACGTATCTATTGAAGTAGATACTATCAAAGATGAGATAAAAAGTTTACTCAAGCAAGAAGATTTAGATAGTGCCATGATGGCACAACTTCTTTTTGTAGAAGAATCAATATCAAAGATTGAATCTAAAATCTCTTCTATCAACGGAGAAACAGTTGACCAGATTAAAGAAGATTTTAAAGGTCTGTCAACTTCCGTCGAAGGATTTCTGAGCATTGATGTACCAAAGTACAAGAAATTAATCTCAGAGTCTGAGATTAGAGTTGACGATAGATTTGGACAGTTTAAGAATAAGGTAGAAGAAAATTTAGTTACTATTAGAGCAGATGTAAACAAAGAAGTTACAACTGCTTTATCTGAGGTTGAAAAACTCAACACTAATGTTATTTCTGAAGTCAAAGGAGATTTTAGAAAAAATACTAAGGAAGTAAAGAATTTAGTAGAAAAAGAACTTCCAAAGTACAGAAAGTTTTTTACTGAAACGGAATTAAAAACTGAAGAGACTATCAAGAATGCGATAGACTCTTACAAAGAAACCATTGAAAATCTCAACGCAAAAGTAAAGGTATTTACAGAAACTGAAATACCCAAGTACAATAATCTTTTAATTGAAACTAAACTCAAGTCTGAGCAAGAAGTAAAAGATCTGGAAGAAGAAGTTCTCGCAAAGGTAAACTCTTTATCGGAAAAAGTCGATTTTATTTCTGGAGATGTAACTGAAAAAACTGCTGAGAAGATAGGAGAATTACAGACAGTAATTGATGAATATAAAGAAGAGATTGATTCAATTTCTAAGACATATCAGAATCTTTATAAGGATTTTAAGAAAAGAGAAATCAGTGAAAATGAAAAATTAGAAAATTATTCCAAAGATATTGAAAAATATTATAAAAGATTTAATTTCTTAGAAGAGACTGTTCATGAAGATCTTAGAGAAATTCAAAGTGTTTTAATTAATTCTAATGAAACATATCATGCTAGTCTTAAAACAGAGGTAGGTAAATTTAGAAACAACATCTCTGAGCAGATGAAAGGTCTTGAGATGGACCTTACCATTAATGAGACACATATCAAAAAGCAGAATGAACATATTGAGAACATTCAGGAAGAAATTAAAGAGGTTCTTGAAAGACTTCAGTTAGATAAGTTAGAGGAAAAAAATAAAGAGTTAGTCGAAAAAATTAATTATCTCGAAGAGACTATCGCAGAGATAAACGAACAGAAACTCTTAACTGAGGATAATCCAACTTTACCTGGAGATCCATCAACAAATAATTCCTCTGATCCATTAACTCCTCTGGATCAGAAATTTATAACTCTAGAGCAGTTTCAAAATCATTACAGAACATTCATCAATAGAATCCAACAGCAAATTGCTACCATTGGTGGAGGCGGTGCTGGGGTCATGCATGACCTTGATGATGTCACCTTTGATCGAACGACTGGTCAGGGACAACTTCTCATTTATAATGGTGCTAAATGGGTTGGTATTGCTAGCACAGCAGTCGGTGGTGGAGATGTAGATGAATTAGCAGAAAACTGTACAGGAGTTAATTTAACTCTTACTGGTAATTTAAGTGTTACTGGGGACATCACATATGATGAAGCAAATGCTAGAAACTGGAATGTAGCTGGTATTGCAACAGTTGGAACTGCATTCTATATGCCTCAATATACAACAACAGATAGAGATGCTGCCACTTTCAATGAAGGAGCAATGATATACAATCTAACTACTAAGAAAATGGAGTTTTATGACGGCACTTCTTGGACATCACTCCCAGGTATGTCTCTTGGACTTACTGTGGCACTTGACGGTTGATAAATAATAAAGAATATCCACTTAGTTGAATGTCTAAGAGCGGCAAATGTAAAGCAGGATATTATTACTGCTACACCGATAAAGTATGCAAACCCATTTCTAAGGGGATGAGGGTGACTGCAAGATTTTCTGGTAGTGGAAAAGAACCAGAGGAAGTTGGTATTGACAAACCTCTTAATGGCAATGGTAATGGAAACGGTGGCAATGGAAATGGCGGTAATGGCGGAGGGATGAGTGAGTCGAAAAGTGGTGATAGTTCTCTGCGTGACTGGTTTGGCAAGAGTAAGTCTTCTGATGGCAAGCCTGGGTGGGTTCAGTTGGGTGGCAAATATGCAGGCAAACCCTGCGCCAGA